TGATTGCTTTAGGCTGCGCTACAAACTGCTTGCCTTTGGCTTTCCCCGCCCGTTTAGCTTTCGTTGTCGCTGCGTACTCCTGTGGGCTTAACGCTTCGATTGCCTCCTTAGGCAAATAGCGTTCTCCAGTTACCGATGACTTCTTGCCAGACTTTGTTGTCCACTCCTGTTCGCCCCATGCTTTGAGCGATCGTTGCGACTTAGCAAGCGTCATTTGTATCCACCCCCAGCAGCTTTGTACTTCTTCGCTACCAACTGTGCTTTACGTGCAGACCATTTACCTGCCCCTGTGCCTTGGGTTGCAGCAGCCTTCACTTGGGCTACGATCTTCTTTCTTAGCCCCGGCTTAGTATAGTTACCCGCTGCATTTACTTTCCCGCCCTTAGCATACTGCGTAAAGTCGGTATCATCCCGTCTTGCCTTCTTCTTACCTGAAGGCATCTTAGACGGGGACATCGCGCCCATACCACGCGAGGCCATCATGATATTAAGCCTTCCCGCCCATACACATATGCTCAACATGCTCATGGTGGTGCTTATGTCCATGCATTCCACCATCATGTTCTTTCAAGTGCTTCTCAACATGCTCGTGGTGATGGATATGACCGCCTGCTGCGTGATGACCGTCATGCTCTTTCATGTGATGTTCTACATGCTCGTGATGATGTTTATGTCCGTGTTTCATCATAACTCCTTAGCAGAATTTGGTTTTAGTATGGCCTTTACGGGCAATACCATCAGCACGACTGTGTGCTTTGCCAACATGACCGCCAGCAGCGTACTTGTGTACTTTACCGCCGCGCTTCATGCCTTCTTTCTCAAACGCCTTCATGTTCTTCTCAGACTCAATCCCTTCGATCTTGCCTGAGTCACCCAGATTGCGACCACGGGTATGACCGCGCTCTTGCAAAGCATGCTCGCCATGCGCACGATGATGTTCACCACGCATGATTGCTTTTGAGCCTTTTTTCATTTCATGGATGTCGGCTTCCACTTCGGACTTGCCGCCACGAGCGGTAGTTACGGTAGGACCATCAAATGCCTGACCACCACGCGCCATCTTCTTAACACGACCGCCATGAGCTTCGTGTTGTGCCATATGGTGTTCAGCCATAGATAGATGATGCTCGGCTAAGTGTTTATGGTGTGCTTTAGACAAGCCACCATGCTTCATGCCGGGAACAGCAGGAGCCATAGGTGCGTTATCCATAGGACCCATTGCAGGAGCCATAGGACGGCGACCACGCTTGGCAGCCATCATTGCCATCGCAACACGTGGATCAACACCACCACCCATTGCCATCTTTTTGACTTTTCCACCGCGCTTCATCTCATGCGCTTCATGTTCTTCTTCATCCGCAATACGGCGAAGTTCTTTTGCTTGATTCATTTCATGTTTCTTGAGAGCCATTTGACCACCTCGTTTAAATGTTTTGCCTTTATCGGCGTCTACAAATTCCTGTCCCACCGACTGCGGAATGTGAACTTTTTTAGCGAAAGCTTTGTTATGAGCAATCGCTTCCATAAAATTGTGCTGCTTTTTACTGCTGCTGGGCATAACGCTTACTCATTAACTCATCAATCTTGTTTTCAAGCTTGTTAAATCGTTGATCAATATGCGCCATGATTTTATCTACTTCTTGATTGGTTACGTTGTCTCTCGCAATTTCTTCACGAGTGACATTTAACAAAATGTTCAAGCGTTGGATTTCGCTTGATTTTTCCTTGGCAACAAAACCTAATACGCCCAACAAGATTGTCAAGCCTGCGTTCCAGACCATCATCATCATGTTTGATTCCATCAGCAGTTCCAAGCCTTCAAACTTTTGTTGATCCGCGAGTTAGGATCATTTGCGGTTTTGACACTAGTTAGTTTTTTCTTCATCCCTTCCATCCGGGCGCAAAAGCTGTCACGTCTTTTCCCGCCTTCCGGTTGAGGACGTTTAATGTCATGGCCTTCCGCTTTCAAGCTGGCTCTTCCCTTAGCGTTTAAACCGCCGTTAGGGTTCTTGCCTTCTTTACGTGTCCATGCGCCAGCCATATTAGCTTCCGTTAGAAATTAATTTACCAGCAATGATGACTCCAGCGGCAATGGTCGTAGCTGTGCTTGTAACTAATTGCCATTGAACATCAGTTTTTTCTGCGTACAAAAATGGGTCAGAACTTCTATTTGCCGTATAAATAGAAACAAAAGGCTGTTGTAAAACATTCAGTTTTACACCGGTCACATTGTTAATTGCTTGAACAGAATAAGTAACAATGTTAGAAGATGTGTAACTATTAGAAGTATTTACTTCCGCAAAGTCCAAATAAAACGAAAATCCGGCGGGAACTGTATAAACGGTGCTTTGCGTTTTTCCAATCCCTGCGTTAATTTGTGAAACAATATTTGAAGATTGCTTTAAAGTGATCGTGCCTACGTTCGTGCTTTGACCCGTTCCCGGGGAAATCATCAACATGCTATTGACTCTAAAATAGCTATTAACGGTTGTTACGTTTGATGTACCGTTTAAGTAAATAATCTCAGAAATTGGTTTGAAGTTGGAATCCAAACCGTTGATTACCACGCTTGCTAAAGTATCATCTGATGTAGAAGAACTTGTTAGTGTAAGCGTTGAAGCTGATGTGATATAAGTATAAGCAGTTGCATTTTCCCACACCGGAATCTTTGTATTTCCAACCGCAGATTGATACCCAAACAAACTTAATGTTTGATGACCGGTAATTTGACCGCGAGAGACTTGTAAATCAAATGGCTCAGTCCGGGCTTGTCGGCTAATAGAATTAACCGAATTGTTTGTATTTACTACGTTTGCCATAATAAATCCCCTTACGAAAGGGGGCCGAAGCCCCCAGATTTATTAGTCAAAGTTACCGTAGGGGTAAGTATTGATGTTGCCAACGTTAGGATCGTACTGTGTATAACGAACCGTTACGTTAATTAGACCTGAGTTTACAGAGGTCAAACTTGCAACTGTCATCGCCATAGTTACCACCACTTGTGAGAACCAAGTAGGCTGCTGTCCGGGCTGAATGTTTTGAACATCTTGCAGCGTACCGTTAATGTTATCCAACTGAACAAGAGAGTTGGCGGTCGCAGTAGCGGTAAAGGTTGCGTTTGAACGACCCGCAGCAGAAATAGAAGCAACGCTTCCATATACACCATTACCTGTGGTGATGAAGTTGTTTGAAACATAGGGCTGAATAGCGGTAACAGTATGTGTGCCGTCAGAGGGCATTGAACCTACATCCACAATCACATCAATGATGTTGGAGTTCTGTGGCAGCAAGAACGTGCAACCACGATAGTTTGTTCCAGAAGCATCCGCAGTAGGCGATGATGCAACGGTAGGTCCAGTTGAACTGTACGCACCGCTCTGAGGTGTCCAAATCGTAGCGGCTTGGTTAGGAATACCGTTAGAGTCAACAAAGATTCCCGATCCACCGCCGTAGTTTGCAGTACCAGCGGTAGAGTTAGAGAAATCCATAAATACGTTTTGTGCCAAAACAACCGTACCCACATCGCGTTGGGGGCCAAAACGTTGATCACCAGATAATACTGGACCTTCAAATGTACTACGTCCCATGATAATTCCTTATGCAAAAGTACCTTACCAATCGTTGCATCGTCTGCTAGGGCAGTGGCGGTAAGGATGAAATCCCTAGATGTTTAAACTATACAACAAGAAAGGGGGCTTTACACCCCCTTTTTGCATCAATATGAACCGTATACGCCTAGAGGATCAGAATATCCAAAGCTGTAACGTTCACGAGACTTATAACGCACGTTACCGGTATCAAAGTCGCCGTCCATGCTGTTTTGCAGCGGGGTACGAACGAACATCTTCAAGCCGTTAGGTACGTCAGTGGTCAAGAACCACGCATTAGTCGCGGTCAAGAAGTGGTTGATCGTGTAGCCTTCAGGGATCGAACCGTTGTTCTCGATAGCGTTAATGTCGTTGTTGTTGGTACCTACGCGCAATTTGGTTTCGAGCAAACGAGTTGCAACGAACTGGAGCGCGGGAGGAACAATCAACTTACGGGGTTTAGCAGCGATCAGCAAACCACGCTCATCTGTCCATGCAGCGATCTGTATCACAGCGTTTTCCAACGCGGTTTCATTCAAGTCAGCAGGGGTAGAAGGAGTGTTTGCGTTAGTGCCGCCGTTGACCAAGGGGTGAGCAGTGCTAAACAAAGATACGCCATCACCGCCGAGATAAGCCGATGAGAAGCCATTGTTCAGAATAGCTGCCGCCTTAACTTGTTTCGTATACGCCATAGCGCGAGCCAGACCTTTGGTATACCGCGCCGATAGAGAATCATACAAGTTGTCCTCGATAGCCTCTTCTGTCAGCGAGAAACCCAATGCAATGGTTTCGTGCTGATAGCGAGCAGTCCAAGCTTCCTGCGCATTGTCATAAGCGATGGCGTT